CTTGATTCAGACCCGGTCGGCAAGCTTGAGCATCCTTACCTTGGCGAACTAGATCTTGTTTATCAAGATTCATCCTTGTCATTCAGCACCAAAAAAGGCCTAGTGACTTTATCTTTAAAGTTCATCAAGCAAGGCGCTGCTATTGCGATACCTACTTCAACAAGCAGAAGCATTGAGACTTACACACAAACAGTGGTTCAACACTCAACTGCAGACTTTGTAAAAACCGTTGAGCAAGCCACCCCTGATCAAATCGCCACGTTTCAAACTGAATTCACCAGCATGCTGGGAAAGCTACGGTTCATTGCCAATCAAATGCAACGCCCCGGCATTATCTTAGCCAGCCTAAACCGTCAGATCAGCGATGGACTTTCAGCAATTTCAACCATTGCTAACGCCCCTGGTGCATTCGCAGATCATATCAATGCAACCTTGTCCAGCCTGGTTAGAAATGTAACGCAGTCGAATGATCGCCAACAAACAACATCGGCCACCGTTAGCAGCGCCAGCTTTACAAATGATCAGCTCAAGAAGGTCGAGCAAAACAGCACCACAAATCACATTAAAACCCTCACGACGATGGCATCGATTGAAACTAATCAATCTATTAAGGCCGTCTCGTTAGATGATCCCTGGCCACTCGACATTAATTTTGCTGAAGCAGACGTGAAAGGATTAGTTAGCCGGCTAGATCAACGTATGGAAGAAGCCACGATTGAAGCCACTTGTGAGCGTTATGAACTGGTAGGTTCATTGGAAAGTTTGAACTCTGAAATTGCCAAACATCAGGACCAGATCAAAAGCATTCTAAGCAGCTTAAAAGAAATCGATGTTTACTACCCAAACCCTGCATTATTGCTAGCGCACCAATATGAATGCCAATCCGAAAAGTTTGCCGGTCTCAACCCTGGCGGCCACCCTCTTTTTGTCACTGGAAAAGTGAGGGTGCCGAATGAATAAATTATTGATGGTAATGGATGGCCGACAAATTGCGTTTGAATCGGCCACTGTCACGTTTTCAATCGAGCAACTGGCGCACACGTTCAACTGCAGCATTCCCTATGAGCGGATTGATTCACCCCTGCCCGTGCAATTCTATTTAAACGATCGCTTAATTTTTACAGGTCAAATTGACAGTGCCGGAAGTACCAGCCAAAAACAATTGAATGTTTCTGGCCGCTCACTATCAGCCAACCTGATTGACAGTCGAATCAAACTAGATGCCATCTATAACCAAAAGTTTGACGCCCTACTTTCCATCATCGTTAAAGACTTTGGCTTAGGCGTAAAAAACAACGTCAAAACAGATTTGCCATTAATTCCAGAGTTCCAGATTAATGCTGAGTCGCCGCTGCAGAACTTGGCGCAAATAGCCAAACAGCAGAACTTAATTTTGCTTGAGCAAAACGGCATTATTCAAATTGAAAAGCCAGGGCAAGCGGTCATTGAAAACATGCTGCTAGAAGAAGGTACCAACCTTCAAGAACTCAGCATTCAAACAAACTTTGCAAACCAGTTTTATCATTACGAGATCCAAGGCGCCTGGGATGGCGCTGAAGCAGTAGTCACATACGCACCAGCAAATACATGCCGTAAAAAAGTAATTATTGCCGACAAATTGCAAGACCAAGCATCTTGCCAAAGCCGTGCAGAATATGAACGAGATCTTGCTATTGCCAAAGGCCTGACCTTATCTGGGGTTGTTCCTGGTCTTCATAAAGAACTGAGCAATCAAACCATTAATAAAATAATTCAAGTTAAGTCTGCAGAGCGTAATTTCAATGAAAGCTTATTGATTAAATCAATCAGCCTGACCGCGAACCCAAACAGCGCACAAACCGCGATTGAACTCTTTAGACCATTCAATGAAGGTATTCAGGATGTTTGAACAAATAATGCAGCGTATTAAATTAATTTTTGGCACCGGCATCACCACCCGCGTTCAAACCAAAATCGTTCAAATAAGAATGGCGACCGGAATTACTAACGATCGTATTAAACGGGTCCACAATTACGGATTTATGAGTCGCCCGCTGCCAACCAGTAAAGCCTACACCCTATTTATTGGCGGAGACACTTCACGAGGTATTGCAGTGCTTATAGAAGATGAACGTCACGAAATGGAGCTACAACCAGGCGAAGTGGCCATGCTTGACGACAAAGGCAGTTTAATCCACTTTACAGCGACCGGCATCAAAATCACCACCCTGCAGAGTATTGATATTCAAGCCGCTAAAAACGTGAATGTTAGCTGTAAAAATGCCACCATCGATGCCGATAAAACCACCATTAATTCTGCCACCGATATTAACGGCGCTGTGAATATTATCGGAGCCATGAATATTGTCGGAGCTGTCACCAATACCGGCGGCATTAGCATAGATGGCAAAGATTTTGGCACCCATGACCATACTGAACACGACGGCTATCCAACCAGCGATCCAAATTAAGAGAATAAAACAGCATGAGTAAATTTAAGACAAGCGCATTAACTGCAAAACTAGAAACACAGCAAGGCCTTGAACATGCTGTTTTGCAAAGCCTGCTTAATTGGGCAAAAGCGCAACCGAATGATTCATTAGAGATGAATCAGTCAAAACAAGGCTGGTGGGCTAATGAATTTTTAAATGGTGTCGGTTGCCGCGATTGGACATTGTCCAGAGCCAAACAAACCAATGAAACGCTAAAGCGTGCCAAGCATTACACCGAACAGGCCTTGCATTGGTTAATCACTCAAAACGTGGCCACCGCCATTAACGTGCAAACCTTATTTGAAAACGATCGTTTAATTCGCATCATCAATATCACATTAAAAGACCAAAGCACGCAGGAGATCACTTTATGAACAAGCCAAGTTTGAAAGAACTAATTCAACGTGTCAAAACGAGCCTAGTTAATAAAACAGGACAAGATAACCCTGCGATTGATGCTTTAGCGTCGGCCATTGCCGGTGCCAGCTTTGGACAGTACTCCTATCAAGATTACTTGTTTCAGCAGATCAACCCAGAAACCGCCAATGAAGATTGGCTGTACATTTGGGCAGCTCGCGTAGATATGGAAAGAATTGTCGCTCTGCCAGCTAACGGTACCGTTTTATTTGATCAAGTAGAAGGCGTGGTTTCCATCCCGGCAGGTGTGATTTTAAAAACAGCTGACGACAAAGAATACACCGTCACCCAAACCATTAATTCAGCTCAGCCCGTGCCGGTGCAATCCGTCGAGCAAGGCGCTACCTTTAACTTAGCGACAGGTTCCTCACTTTATCTGGTCACAGCTGTCACCGGTTTAAATCCAAATTCAATCACTAGCAATGAACTATCAGGTGGTGCCGACATTGAAGATCTTGAACATTGGCGCGATCGTATCGTCAGTGCATTCAATCAACGCCAAGCCGTCGGAACGGCTGAAGATTACCAGGCCTGGTCAAAAACCGCCCATCCTGATATTGACTACGCATGGACGCTCGATAACACCCCAATCCTTGGCAATGTCACGGTTTACATTGGCCAACGTAAAACCAGTCCAATTGTCAGCGATGGTACCAAACAAATTGCTCAAGATTATATCGACTCAGTACGCTTAGCCGGTTGCCATGTTTATGTGCAGCACCCAACGACAAAACCCATTGATATTGCAATCAATGGGGTAGCAGACTTAGCGGTTCGCGATCAAATCGTCATTGCACTGCAGGAATTTATCAATGATCGCTTAGGATTGCGTACCGACATAACGCCAAGCGAAATCATGCTGGCCATTACGCCAATCACCGTCAGCTTTGGATTGACTGCCCCTGCCAGCATTCAGACTTTAGCCAATAATGAGCTGTTCACCTTAGGTAATATCACATGGGCTTAGAAACGCTAGATCCTAACTATTCAGAAGGGCAATTCTCCGACGCCTTACAGCAGCTTTTACCGCCTGGTGAATATTGGAACCATAATGGCGAACCATCAGAACTCAAGCAGGTTTTAGACGGTTTAGGCGCAGAACTAAAGGCCGTGCACGACGAGACAAAATTAAACTTTTTATTTGAAATAGATAATAGCTTGTTAGGTTGGAAAGTCTCCGACTTTCAAGCAGTATTAGACCAGTCAGCCACAAGTGGAAGCGCTTTTGACGACCCAAATTACCCCAATATAATTTTTATTTTATTAGAGCAAACCACCGGCTTTTTGGCGAC